TAACTACGCCACTCTCCATACCCGTACACCGCGCACACCATCTTCTATAGTAAGCTTAGAAGTCACGTTGTACCTTAAGCGTTTGGCCTCTGCTAAAACTATGAGGCGTGCTTTAATAGGTTCTAGTGCGGGGATAAAAAAAGAAAAGCCCGGTTTAAACTTCTTCCAATTTATCTGGTACGTTATCTTCTCCACGTCCATCAGTATTATCTTTTTCCTCCTTAGCAACAAAAGTTTCCATATCAAAAAAGTCAGGGTGGGAAGTATCAAGTTCAACACACCGCACACTTGGCGATATTATTTTCATGCCCTTGGATATTCGTTTCCCGTCAGTCCCTACGCACACCCCCGTGGCTGTTAGTTCTTTGATGAGGGTTTTGTAGTCTGTTTGGGAGTGCATGCAGTCTTCCCTAAGTTTTCGTACTGGGATGAACATGCGCTTGGTATCCTTCTCCCACCGTATAACAAGTTCGCCACGAGGTAGCTGGTCTGGGGAAATGGGCTTAGAAAATCTCCCATCTACAGCCTCATTCGTTATAAGGGTATTATCAATATGCCGGATAATGAAATCACCAATGAGTGCAGACGGTACACCTAGAGGTGCTGATGTGTCCTGTTTCATATCTAAAAGCAACGGGGCAACTACTTTGTAAATACGCTCCATGTCAAAGTCTATAAGCCCTAGTTCATTAGCTATAACACCTGCCGCAAAATTTGCGGAGATAACTGCTGACCAATTTCGTTCACGCCCAGTAAGGCGTAACTCAGTGTCTATCTTGTTCTGGGTAGCACGAACTAATTTTTTTGCTTCCTCTAAGTTAGGTATTACGTAGTGCATGAAGGGAACAATGGCGTGCCCATAATTTTCGGTTAGTTGGTGGTCAAACATTTGTTTGGCTTCCTCTGTGCTAATAATCTCTGTGTCAATGTAGCCCACGTGAAACTCCAGTATCCGCATAAGCTCCCCATCTGGGTTGTCTTTCAATGTGCCCAGCTTTTGGTAGAAGGAAGCATTGGAGGAGGTGAGGCAGATGGTACGCCAGCTAGTGCTGTTTCTCCGCAGCTTGTTCTCTTTCTGGTCAGCTTTGTCGTTGCCTTTACCTTGGGACACTGCATAAGCAAAGCTAGAGATAGCCTTAGCGGGTAGGTTAGTCATTTCATCCATAGTATTTACAATACTATTTAACAGCCCAAGCTTGGTTATCTTTGATGGAGCAGTATCATTTGGGGTACCTAACAAACCTTTGGGGTGTCCACACACGCTGTTGGCTACCCTAAGCACCGTTGTTTTACCTGCCCCTGATTTACTGTGTATCAAATTTATAAGTGCACCTTGCTGCCCTGTAAACGAGAGCAATGGTGCGCCAAAGCCGGTGAGTGCGGCAAACGCTTGCACTTCCATGCCTTCTTTGTTGTACAAGTTAAATACCTCACTCCATTTCTCCAAGGAACCGCAGGGTTCAAAATATTGAACAAGCTCTTGGGTTACACTGGAAGCGGGAGAGTGATACACCCCATCCGCCGTAATCTCTCTTTCTCCTACAATAAACTTTCTAAAATTATCAGCCCATCCAAATTGCACTCGCATAGTTTCGTACCTAATATTGTTTTGTAAATGTATAAGGGAGGCTATGATGAACTCTGTGAGGAGGACATAGCCAGCGGGGTTAGTTAGCACACCGTGCGTAGAAATTTCCCTACGTACAGACACGCTATCTGTGAGCTTGTTGTTAGGCACGACAAATTCTCGTAGCCCATCTTGCGGTGTTATCAAGTGGAACACAGCTACAAGGCCAAGCTCTGGGTCTTGCATACGTTTGACTACATAGAAGTCATAAGCATAGACTAACTTGGGAGGGCCAGATTCTTCTCCCATGTTCTGTTTATAGATACCGCCGCTAGGTTTTCCCCGGATGTAACCCGGAGGGTAGGCCGGTATTTGAAACGGGATAGGTTCCCCTTGGGGCTGCGCTAGTTCAACCTCCCGTATTTCATCTTCTTTTACATCCATTGCTAAAACAATGGGGTTTTTTATAACTCCTTGGTGAACACAATTTTTGCAGCCCGTAGGGTTGTTGGTAGCAAACTGTGCACAAGAATGAGGCCATTCAATTGAGCTAGCTTTTTTTATCACGGCTTGGGGGCTGTAATCTGGATGCCCTTTAGATATTTTTTGTATGGCGGTATCACGGTCATCACAATCCGAAGCTATGGACAGTGCATCCCACCAACGTGGTTCAGATAAAGTTGCTCTATTTTCATAGCAGTCCCATAACTGCAAGCACCCATCGGGGCGCATCATTAATCTATCAAAACTTTTAGCATAGTTTTGGGACAGGTTGTTGGGGAGCAGCGGCGGGGTAGAATAATTTGTATCCACCTCCTCTACACCTGCTTCAATCCCCAGAAGTTCCTGCAGCTCTTCAAATTCCACGGGTGGTTGTACTTCTTCTACAACTACAGCACTAGGGGGGTCATACTTAAGGTTTAAAGTTCCGGGGGGCCGAAGCACGCGAGACACATCGAACACGCGTGGGTCAGCTAAGAACTTTTGCTTCACACATACTTCTTTAAGTCGTGCTGCTACGGGTTTCCATGCAGCTGCTGAGACTTCTTCTGTGAAAGCCCAATAGATATGCCATCCGTTGCCTGAGTTAACAATGGTAGGGTCTGGGAAATCTAGTACGTCTTGGAACTTCTTTAGCTCCACCAATCCTTCGGCTTGTGTAGCGTACCCTTTGGGGAGTCCTGTACTGGGTTCTATTTGTGTTGGTTTATCCGGGCCGCAATCAATGTCTAGCCATAACGCTTTGAGTGTTTCAACATTCGTAGCTCTGCGCTTACCTTCTTTGGTTTTAAATTTAGCGAGTGCAAAATAAACGTTTCTATCTTCGGCGCTATACTTATCAAAGATGCTACGTAAGCCTTCTAAGCTGTCCGTCAATTCTTGCTTTAGGTCGTTATCTATACGCGGATTAATCCCAACGGCACAGTACCACCCCCCGGATGGTACAACGTGCTGAATGAGGTCAATGCTATCCATATTATTATTTTCAGGGGCACGCAACCCCCAAGTCTCCTTGGTTGAAAGTAAAAACTAGGGCTATTGTTTGTAGGACGTTAGTAAACTTTTAATAGCATCATCTAAGTCAGTATGTGGTAAGTGTGTACCGACAAACCAGTTGTACACTGTTTGCCTACTGACCCCTAACTGAGCGGCAACTTCGGCAACAGAGATGTCCTGCTTTATACACACCTTGCCTAATTTGACACCCAGTGAGGTTTTGTTTGCGAGCTTATTAAGATTACTTACACGTGTTGTATACCCATAACTCATTAGCTACCGTCCGCTGCCCATTTATCAATGACTGAAGCCAAGTCCATTTCTTTTTTGGGGGGCTTTGCTTTTTTAGTAACCCGCTTAACTGGCTCTGGTACCGCATCAGGGATGTCTTCCTCTGCATGGACAACCGCTGCAAACATAGCCTCTGGCTCTGGCTCTGGCTCTGCTGTAGGGGCTTCCCCGCCAACGTAACCTTCTTGCACTTCAAAGGGGGAGGAGGGAGTGTAAGGAATATACTTTAGAACCTGCACACCTTTCAGGCGCAGAGAGACACCCGTGGTAGTCATTTTGAACGGCACAAGCTCAACAAACACATTGACAAGGCTGCCCGAAGTGAGCAGGAAGTCATCAGGCAAGCGTGTGTTAGAAGCATCAAACACTGCTGGAGGGTTTGTGACTTCGCTGTTGTACATCGCCTTTAAGTTAGCCTTGCCTACAAACTGCTCCTCGTGCATTTTAAAGGGCTGCGGAAGCTTCTCAGGCCATGACTTATCCCTATGCGGCGTGTCGGTATAGGCTTTCTGCATTGCTACATATAAAGCCTCTGCCTGTTTTTCATCCATCAAAAAAGAAGTTTCGTACCGGGCATTAGGCGTGGTTGCTTCGCATGGTACGCTCTTTCCCTTACCCCCATTGGCCGACTTGTCAAAGTGGTAGGGTCGGTCTACGCGTGGGTAGTAGGCTATTACGTTGTTAATCAAATGGTATGTATTTTCTTCGCTCATAAAGTTTTCCTCTATGGTTAGTTGGAACGGGTTTTGGTTATCCAAAGCAGTTAGCTTTAACTGCTCTATGCTAAGTAGCTCTACCTTAGTTAAAGGTCGAACTGGTTTAAAATATATTTTGGCTATCCCGTTATCATCCCCAAAATATATGTTAGTTAGAATATCTCCTACCTCTTCACCATTAGTTTTTAAGTAATCTACGTACTTAAACAGGGAAAGATAGACGTGATGACGTGAGAATAAACTTGCTGCCCCCAGCCGTAAAAAACATACCGTTTCAGTGGCACGTAAATAGAGCTGTATAACTGTGTAAAACTTGCAAGGGGTGCCTTTGTACACGCCACGTTGTTTTATGCTCTGTGTGCAGTCTAAGCAGCGTGTAGCTTGTTTGGTATCGGTGGGTACATTGTCTGCTGGAAATTTAGTATTGGCCGACCAACATATAACTTGACCACTATGACCTACATAACTTCTAGCAAGAGTGCCCACATTCAGTATGACCACCTCACACTTTGCTGGAGTGCAGAAAAATTTGTGTGGTTCAAAAACCCCAGTCTGATCGTCAAGTTGATCCATTTAACTTTTAGCTCTTGGCTTGCGTACAGAGATGGCATACTTGCGGTCGGACTGTAAACCAGTGGGGCATAGATCAGGATTTTCAGCGAGGAACTCTTTCATGTTGCCGTTATGAATCCTTTTTTCTAATAGATGCGTAGCGTTGTGTTCTTTAATAAATTCATACATTTGTTCCCAGTCGCTTGTCCAAAACTTAGACAAGACTCTACGGGATATAGTTCCAGAAGGGGTGGTAAGGCCATCAGTATTTTGCTGTTCACAAAGTTCTAGTAATTGAGCACTTACAACTTCTTGTTCTTCTTTGATCGTTTTAATTTCTTCTTCTTTATCTTGTATGGCCTCTCGCATTTTGAGGTACATGGCGGCAAGGCTATCGGCGGTAATATTCATGGCAGCTCCTAAAAAGGGACAATCAGTTTAGCAGCCTCTTTTACATTGTCAAGCATTCAGTTCCTGTCTGTACAAATCAATTATCTTAGTGTGATTTGCAATGTTACTTCTTAGCATCTGGTACAACCTATCCTCTACTGCACTTCCCTGTATGTGCACCACGGTCATGGGGTTATGTTGTCCGGGTCGGTTGATGCGGGCGTTAGCTTGCAGATATGTTTCTACACTTGTAACAGGGGCATACCAAATTATTGTGTTGGCAGCGGTTAGGGTAAGGCCATGCGATGCAGCTTGCGGTTGTATAATTAGAACGTGCGGGTCAGGCTTCTCTTGGAAGTCTTTTATTATTTCTGCTCGTTTGTTTACTGAAACTTTCCCCGCTATAACCTCACACTTCACATGGTTTTTTATTAGGAATTCTTTAAGCAATTCAATGGT